ACACAGAAGGTTATTTCAATTCACTGTCAGATACTCTGGCGGTTGGTGATCTGATCTACTGCGTAACATCAACAGGTGGTACTCGAGTCAGCACATTGACCCAGGTGCTTTCAAACAGCGCTGGTGTTGTAGATGTTGCTGATGGCACTACATTAGCCGCCACTGACGGTGACTAATATTGATGGGGCAGCTTCGGCTGCCCCCTCTTAACAAGAGGAGAGTGGTATGGCAGCTGGCGATACAGGTTTATCAATTTGTTCTGATGCACTTATCATGCTGGGCGCCGCGCCCCTTTCTTCGTTTACGGAAGGCACTGACGCTGCCCAGGCTTGCGACAGACTTTACCCAGATTTAAGAGATGGCCTGTTATCAAGATATCCTTGGAGTTGGTCATATCAAAAGCAACAGCTGGCTAGATTATCATCCACCCCGACAAATGAATGGCAATACGCATATCAGCTTCCTGGCGATATGCTTTCTGGCGTTAGGGCGCTGTTTGCCAGCTCTGGCACTAATGAGCAGCCTTTGCGTTATGGATGGGAGATATACGGCGATCAGGTCTTTACGAACCTAGAAACAGTTTATATCGACTACCAGGCCACAGTTAATGAAAGCAAGATGCCAAACTATTTTGTGCATTTTCTCCGCACTGCGATGGCATCAGAGTTAGCTATGGTTATTACTGACCAGGTAAGCAAGGCAGATTATTTCAGAGCTTTGGCGTTTGGCACGCCAGGTGAGAATGGTCGTGGCGGTTTGTTCCGTGAGGCAATGAACGTGGATAGCCGTGGCCAACCACCGCAAGTTATCGAGGATTATTCTCTTGTAGATGTAAGGGGCTGATATGGCGCGGATAATCCAGTTCCAAACAAACTTCAGCGTTGGAGAGCTTGATCCGTTACTCCGTGCCAGGACTGACCTAGAGCAATATCAAAATGGTTTAGAGACAGCCCAGAACGTCATTGTGCAGCCACAAGGCGGTGTAAAGCGTAGACCAGGCACAAAGTTTATCCATGACTTTGGCAGCACATTTACAGATTTCAAAATCATTCCGTTTGAGTATAGCGTCAATGACAGTTATAGCCTGGTCTTTGTAAACCAGCGCATCTATGTGTTCAAAGGCGGTGTGTTGCAAACAAACATCAATGGCAGTGGTAATGATTACATAACAGCCACAGCAATCACGGCAGCAATGCTAGATGAGCTGAATTACACCCAGGCTGTTGATACGCTCATTCTATGCCATGAGGATTTAGAAACACAGCGTCTAGTTCGTAACAGTGACACCAGCTGGACATTGGGCGCTTTGCCACTATCGTTTATTCCTAAATATGCCTATGCGCTAGATACACATGAGCCTACATTTACGATTACGCCAAGCGCTGTTTCCGGCAATATAACTATAACAGCGTCATCAGTTACAACTGATACAGGTACAGCACAAGCCGGCGGTGCAGATACTATCACGCTCAAAGCGGCATCTAGCTTTACAAGTGACGATCAACCTAATGGTATGTTCATTACGCTTACATCTGGCACTGGTTCTGGTCAAACACGCCATGTTGAGGATTATGTCGCATCAACAAAAGTCCTGACTGTTTATCCAGCTTGGGATACAGCACCAAATGCAACAACAAACTATAAGATAGAAGCATTTGCTGAATCAGCGGTTGATGAATATGCCAATGTTAAAAATGGTTTTGGCCGTGCAAGATATGTTGAGTTTGTTAGCGCAACAGAAATGAAAGCATATGTAGAGATTCCATTCTTTAGTACAGATGCGATTGCTTCTGGTGATTGGGAATCAGAACATGGTTATGAACCAACTTGGTCAAGCACAAGAGGATGGCCACGATCAGCTGCTTTCCATGAAGGCCGGTTATATTTTGGTGGCAGCAAATCCAGACCAAACACAATCTGGGGTAGCAAGGTAATTAATTATTTCAACTTTGATACCGGCACAGGTTTAGATGATGAAGGGCTAGAAGCCACCATCAATACTAATCAGCTGAATGTAATTGTGCATATTAACTCTGGGCCTGATTTCCAGATATTTACAACTGGTGGTGAATTTGTTGTCGCGCAATCAAATATTGATCCGATTACACCATCAACATTTCTAATCAAGCCACAAAGCCGGATTGGATGTAAACCTGGTGTACCGCTTGAAAATCTGGCCGGCGCAAGCATCTTTGTGCAACGCCAGGGCAAATCGCTTATCAGTTTCCAGTTTACTGACACGACTAATAGCTATGGAACACAAGCGCTATCGGTATTGAGTTCGCATCTATTGAGCGATCCTATTGATTTGTCAATCAGGAGAGCCGCATCAACTGATGAGACAGACCGCTTATTCCTGGTAAACAGCGGCGGTGATATGATTGTTTACTCATTGTTGGCCACACAGAATGTGATTGCTCCATCTAAATTTACCACAGATGGATCATATGTTGCTGTAGCTAACGAATTGGCCACAACATATGCCATTGTAAAGCGCACGATTAACGGCACTGTTAAATACTATCTTGAGCAGTTTGATGATGATCTGACATTGGATTCAGTCAAAACAGGCGGTGCAGCTGCCAGTGTGACAATGGATCATATGGAAGGCAAAGAGGTAAACATCATCCGTGATGGTATTCTTGAGGCAGCGCAAACCGTGCCGGCATCACCATATACAATTACCTTTGCCACAGCATCTACTACATCATATCAAGTAGGCCAGAATTATGATGTGACAGTAAAGACATTGCCGGCAGAACCAAGATTAGCCCAGGGTACAGTCCAGGCTAAGAAAAAGCGCATCGTCCAGGTGGACGCTATTGTGCATGAAACACAAGACATGACCATTAACGGCAAGTTGGTTTCGTTCCGTAACTTAGGCGCTGGCGTTCTCGATACAGCTGTTCAAGAGTTTACCGGCACTAAAACTGTGCATGGCATTTTAGGGTTTAGTGGTACAGGGCAAATTACAATTAGCCAGAGTGTGCCGCTAAAGATGACATTATTAGGTATTGAGTATCACATGAGCGTGGGGAATTGATATGGCAGCAGTAATGATAGCAGCAACCGTTGTTAGCGCTGGGTTATCCATCAAAGCAGCGCAATCACAAAAAGCAATGTATAATGCTAAAGCAGCACAGGAGCGCTTAAAAGGCAAATCAAAGGCAACTGAATACAAAATGCAAGCTGCCAGAGTTTTGCGCGGGTTAAGAGAAAACCTAGCAACAACTGTGGCACGGGCTGCGGTTGGTGTTGATCCATTGTCAGGTTCAGCGTTGACATTACAAGAATATGCACGGCGCGAAGCTGGTGGCGAATATGCACAATCAAAAGATAATGCAGTCCTGGCTCTGTCTAATGCTGATGTTCAAGCCGGTATTTATAAGCAAGCAGGGCAACAGGCAATGTATACTGGTTATGCAAATGCTATCGGCACGGCAACAACCGGCACTTATCAGGCTTTACAAATAGGATAAGGCAATATTATGGCAAAGCTACCAAGATATCAGAATGTAGGCGTTAAGCCTCTTGCACCACCAGATTATGATTATGCTAATCTGCGTGAATCTGCACGTTTTGCCACAACGCTGTCTCAACAAGTAGACCGCATGAATACCTTTATTGCCAAGGAAGCTGAGAGCAGAGCTGAACAGCGTGGCCTGTCTATGGTGCAAGAAGAAGGCGCACAACAAGTTCTTCAGAAATTCAGTGGCGATAAGAAGCCATTTACTGTTGCTGAAACTACAGCATACCAGGCAGCTATTCGCATTGCATCGGCAGAGATTGAGACTGAGGCCAGGGCTGAAATCAACAAACTGATAAGTACAGCCAAAACAAATCGCACATCATTTGGTGATAGCGAAGATGAAAAGGGTAACTTTATCCCAGGCGTTCAATCTCAATTAGGCGAAATTGTAGATGGTTTTCCGGCAGCGCTATCTGATGTTGATCCTGTTGCAGCTGGTGTGCTTAGAGCGCGGTTAACAGACTTTGCCACAGATAAAGAGATTGCCTACAGCGAGTTTTATCAAAAGCATTTGATTGAAAAGAAACAAGGCGAGTTTATCAAGAGTCTTGCTGATAGAGAAAGAGATGCCATTGATTACAGCGCATCACCGCACTCTACACCTGATGGCCTTGAGAAGCGTATAAATGATGCAGCGCAAACGATGCGCGATTTGCAATTTGACGAAACCAACGTAACAAGATGGGTTGAAAGCACCAGAACTAAAGCCCGTAAAGCTGGTACTATTGCAGAGTTTCAGAGACTACCAACCATTGAAGAAAAGCAAAAGTATCTTGAAGGTCTTGAAAAGAAACCATTGAAACAGCTCGGTGTTGAAGGAACACGGACACTTGTTCGTTCTTTGCAAGCAGAATTAAACAATGAGATTACTGTTCAGAAAGGAGCTGCAAAAGATACAGTCCAAGATATTAAAGACGCAAAGAAAATATTGGCTGTTGGCGGTGATCCTGGTGAACAGATGCTTTTGCAATTACAAAACAGAGCAAATGGACTAGGTGATTATGGCGCAGATGCTAGGGAAGCTATTGCTAATCTGCAAGTTGAGCGTGAAGCAATGCTTGCGTTCCGCAAAATGGCGCCAACACAGTTACAAGGTGAACTGAATATTATGGCTAGGGGCATCCCAGGTGTCGGTGGCGAAGGCGTAGATACGCTATTAGAGGCCGATATCTTAAAATCTGGTCGTGGTTTGTTAAGCACGATGAACACTGAAACGCAGAATGATCCGCTGTCTTTTGCTGCCCGTGTTGGCCAAATTGAATTTA